GTTCCGAATTAGGTGGGGTGGGTACACCTCCTCTGGAGATGTATGAAGCCCAGGAGGGACATGTTTCCATGACCTTCTGTGCAATCGACTTGGCATTACCCGTAAGGGTAAGCTCCGCGGTCAACTTGTCGTAAACACTTGTTGTTTTAGACAAGCCAACGTTGTTGCCAGGGCCAAACTTTACTGGTAAATCATGTAAACTAGGAACGTCGCCCAATATTCGTGAAATTTTACGTATTGCTCCATAGGTTATGGAGTTTAGTACGGGATCCCGGAAATCCGGGTCCTCACGAGTCATGAAACGATCGTTCGTTAATTTACAATCCAGTTCAGATTGGATGAAGCTCTGCATCGCTTCCTTCTCAGTGTCATAAATACTGGGAAAGAATTCCGACTTAGAGAAAAGCTTTACGCACTGATAATCGAGACGAAATTTGTCAGGATTATCGTAGTCAAGGGGATTTAATTCCATCGAAAGATACTCTTCATATGAAGCGTATTTAAGACGGAGATAAACTCCAAGACTAACAGGTGAGTTAACTTCCTCTAGGAACGGATTAACGGCGCAGACGAGTTTGTCAAAAGACAAATCTCGACGAACGGGGTTAAACCCACGTTCAAGCAAATGTTTTGTTTGCTTCTTCATTATAGTGCTCCAAAGTGGATGTTAGTATCAGAACCCTACTTCGGGTTGAAGTGCATCCTCATCTCGGTCCACTGTACAATGATACTCTAAATAATAGAGATCAAGAGTACAGTGAGCTTTTGATGAGATATACAAATCAAACCTTAGTAGGATAATGATTGCTAAAAGCAGGCCAAAGAATTTCAAAAGAAATAACTTTGTCCAGCGAACACGGGGTTTCATAGAAACCAGCCCTTAATAAGGGTTATCCATGTCCTCCACAGAGCTAGACACGACCGAGTGCGCCAGCAAGTTGCTGACGTACGCGACCAGGTCTGCTCTTTCCGCGGCAGTGCTACGATCCGGGACTATAAAATCAACATTACAGTTGAGACTATAGGCCACGGTCGGGCCAGGCGTAAAGCCTGACGCTGCAGTAGCTGCGGTTTCGAGCACCGGTACCCTGACACGTAACGTAACCTTGTAGTTACGGTTCGACGCCGTAGGCATACGGTGTCCCAACGTGATTGAAGGATAACCTGCAAACACACCTGACGATTTGTCATGGTATGAGACCAGGTCTTTCCCAATCATGGTGGGCTCAAAAGAATGAGCGGCCGGAACGGCATCATTCAAGGAAAGGGTTGAAATATTACCCATAATATTCTCCTTAATTGGAGGATTAAAAGACCGCAATGTTTTAGGCATCACGGAACGATGTTGGCAAAGAGCCAGTTGGTTTACCTTCTAAACGCACCACTAAGTAGTGCTAAAGAAGTAATGACTTTATCCCAGTTCATTAATTCATCCGGTGTTGCCACCGTCAGAATTTTTGTAGTACTGGGAAGCCCAGTGAGCAACGTACGTTTCATATATGCACCTTCACAGGTAGCATGTAGATCCGCCGGAGCTCCACGATATTCAGTTTGGTGATGTTCCCCTTTCCACGAATGGTGGTAAGAGTGACAACCCTCCTTGAACGTCGTACCGCTAAAAGCAGTCTGTGCTTGAATAAAGTCGCCAACCGGTAACAACCAGTCTACGACAAAAGAATAGGGAACGAGTTCCCAAGCTACTAATCCGAGGTTCATTAACCCCAGAGAAGCAGCGTTTCTCATGTCTTGCTGTATGATCGATACTTTGACCGTATAGCCGTGACTGATAGTTACTTTGCCTGTGGTACTACTCGTATCGACGTAGTTACCCACGGACTTTGCATCAGTTTTGCGGCGTTTACTAACCTGGATAATGATATCAGCTGGCTCTTTCTGCCAGCCTTTAGACACAGCATCTGCTGCGCCTTG